AGGCTCCTGTTTGCACATATAGTAATAGTCTTTCTTTTCCAATCGACCTTGCATATCCACTATGTCTTTTGCAGGTAAGGGTGGAGTACAATAATTCTGGTTGTGTGCCTCGAGCTTCTCTTTCCAGTCAGACGGAGAACTTAATTTATAATAAATACCGATATTCATCAGCGTCTGGTTACGGCCTCCCTCCGGGATCCCGAATTCTGTTAGCTGTTGTAAACACGGTGGACCGCTCGGTAAGATATTCTCTTCATCATGAATCTTGAATGCATTTAATTCTTTGGGTGTGAGCATGGCCTTTTCGACTAACTCAATAAATTCTTCCAAAGTATACGCATCACCATCGTTTTTAATGGCATACCGTGTGGGATATTCTGCTTTGAAGTAGGGTAAGTTAATGAAGTTGCCTACGTCACCCCGCTCTATCTTCACTTCTTCCTGTTTAGGAAATATCTCACAGCCCCCGAACCCCAGAGCCGATGCAAATTCAGCTAACTTGTCACGCATCTCTGCGGCAGATACTTTCTCTTTCACAAACAAAAAACAGTGAGCACCACCACTCTTCGAGCGACAGGTCACCAAAGGTAACTTTAAGCGAGTAATCTTTTTCTTTAACTGAATCAGGTCAAGATTGTAATCGTCGATATCGAGAGCACCAAACACACAGTTGTTAGTCTCATCAATGGGTATCGTTCCGACCCCACGCTGACCGCTGAAGTGTTTTTCCACCAGTTCAACGGTCAACGGTTCACGGACAATGAAACTTTTTGCCTTCATCTTTCCGTTTTTTGCACTATCCAACACGGTCGTTTGACCATGTGCCATGGAACATCCAGAGAAATACAAAAAGAATTTTTGTGCTAAACTCATGAAAATGTCCCCCCAAAGGGGGGACACACCTCACTAGAACGGGACTTCTTCGTCCGAACCAAGTTGCGCTTGCTCCTGGCTGGGTGGAGCAAGTGCAATTGACCCTGATTTCAATGCAACGCTAAATTCCTTAGCATCATTGAAAGCGTCAAGTTCTGACACAATTCCCTCTAGTTTAGGATTCACGTTGTACCATGATCCTTTGTCATTGGATTCCTCAATGGTGACCAAACGGTACGTGTTAGCAAAAGACGGCATTGTTTTACCTTTGATCTTCTGCATCTGCATCAGTGAATTCCAGACCCGAGACTTTTTCAGTCCTGTCTTTTTGAGATCCACTACGGCAGATTCCAACGAACCATCTTCATGGACAATCTTGATGAAATGGCTTGCCGTGCGAACAAGCTCGTTACCGGACTTCAGCATCTCAATGTTGTTCTCATCTCTAATGGCTTCAGTAATCCGTGGGTCCGTGGAGTTAATTTCACCGACAAATCCACCTCCAGATGCCCGAGGAACAAACTCGAGGTATTTCATCTGGTAGTAAACCGGGATGACAACCAGTCCTTTCTCACCTTCCCAGACTTGCCTTGTGACAGTGTTAAACAGGTCACCTGCTGATGCACCCTCAATGAACTCACTGTCATTCTTTTTAATCTGAGGGGACAACGGTTGAATTGCCCGAATAAAAGGCATTTGAAGATCGTCTTTGCCAACCTCTTCCATGCCCATGCTTGCGTTATCAAGAAACGCTTCTTCCAAATCCTTGGATATTTTTTCTTTAGTTACGGCCATATTACTTTGCTCCTTTAATTACGGCTGTTGTTCCAATAAATGCGTTGAATCTTTCCAGATCTATTTTTTCACCATTCTCGATTGATTCTCGTATTACTTTTTTCAATGTTTGAGGCTCGACCCAGGTCTTTGAAGTGGTTTCATATCCATGTCCTTCAAGTTCCTTTTGCAGCTTGATTGCCCGATTATCTTCAGAAACACCAAAAGAGATACTGACATCATTCTTAATGAAGTCTCCCTTTCCAATGCTTCTCAAATACTTAAACGCCATCATCTTTTCAGTTGGGTCTTTCGGCATTGTAGCTGAGACAAATTGTTTCAAACTAACGGTGTTCCCATCAGCCTCCACTTTATCGAGTCCCATTTCTGCCATTTTTGCCGGGATCAATTCAAACAGATATTTATTCAATTGAGCTTTCAGAACTTTAATCTGCTCTTCACTCTCTTCAACTGTCTGCTTAATCTTATTCGCCCAGTCAATCAATTCACTTAATTCACTACCACCTTCAGTGGTCAGTTCCGTGAATTTATTGCTCTCTGCCTCTATCGCATCAAATATATCTTCACTCATCAAAGTATTCCCTCTTCAGGTTGTTAAGTCTCCAATCCCGCCACGCACAACTATATTAACCTGATAGTACATGCGTTCTTTTTTATCCCACTTCAACAGCTTTACCCGACCGTTGTTACGGTCAGAAGCAATTGCGAATGAGATTCCGATAATGGCAGGATCACCCATAGCCAATAAGTAATCTTCGTCATTGAAATCCTGTAGCTTACGTTTGATTTGTGAAACCACATATGCGGGATTCAAATGAACTTGATCCATTGGCGAAGACAAAGGAATTAAAGTACCCCATTTGGTAGCGGAAACGATATCCGCACGGGGATTCTCTTGGGTAACAAAAACGGTCACTGATTTCTCCTTTGCTTTCTTAATGCGACTCTACCAAAGTACCATATCATTTGCAACCGCATAAGAAATAATGGTATATTAGCGTTATGTCGAAATACGAATTTAAAACAAAACCGTTTGAACATCAAGCGGAAGTACTGAAAAAAGCGTGGAACCATGTGAATTACGCTTTTTTTATGGAAATGGGTACAGGGAAGAGTAAGGTCTGCATCGATAATGCAGGGATTTTGTATGAACTAGGGAAAATCAATACGTTTATTGTCATCGCACCGAAGGGTGTTTACCGAAACTGGGCGAAGCTCGAGATACCTATTCATCTCCCCGACCGCATTGAGCATAATATGGTGGTCTGGAAACCTTCCCCCAACAAAAAAGAAAAAGAGGAACTCCTGGACCTGATGGGTTCGCCTGAATGCTTACGCATATTCATCATGAATGTCGAAGCCCTTAGTACGCAAAAAGGGGTAAAGTTTCTTGAGAAATTGTTACTGCACTCAAAAGCATTACTGGCCGTCGATGAATCCACAACCATTAAAAGCCCGAAAGCCAGACGAACCAAAGCACTAATTAAACTGAGTCAATACGCAATCTATCGTAGAATCCTGACCGGGTTCCCCGTTACACAATCCCCTATGGATCTCTGGGCACAATGCCGATTCATGAGTGATAACTTACTGGGAGATTGTGGGAAAAGTTTCCATCAGTTCCAATATCGCTATGCAATCATGAAAAAACGTAGCGTTGGTACACACTCTTTTAACATGGTCGTTGGTTACCGGAACCTCGAGCAACTGACCGGATTACTAAAAGGGTTTTCGAGTCGCGTCCTGAAAAAGGAATGTTTGGACTTACCGGATAAAGTGTATGTACAACGAAACGTCACCATGACCGATGATCAAAGGCGTATTTATAATGACCTGAAAGAGTATTGTGTAGCACACCTTGATGACCAGGAGTTCATGACTGCAAACAATGTCATGACCCAGCTACTCCGTATGCAACAGGTTTTGTCCGGGCATACCAAATCAGATGCAGGGGATATCTTTAAAATCCAGGATAACCGCCTTAACGAGTTACTGGACTGCCTCGAGGAAATCGAAGGTAAGACTATTATCTGGTCGCGGTTCCGTTATGACGTTATCAGAATCGAAGCTGCACTTGCACAAATGTACGGGAATAACTCCGTGGTAAGTTACTTCGGGGATACATCTGACGAAGCCCGAACCACGGCCATTGAGCAGTTTCAGGAAGGGGATGCACAGTTTTTTGTAGGTAATCCTCAGACCGGGGGCATGGGTATCACTTTGACTGCTGCCCAGAACGTCATCTATTTCGCGAATTCGTTTGACCTGGCGATACGTACCCAGAGTGAAGACCGGGCACACCGTATTGGCCAGAAAAATTCAGTAACCTATATTGATCTCATTTGTGAGGGCACCATTGATGAACGTATTGTGAAAGCATTACGTAACAAAATGGACATCGCCAGTATGGTGATGGGGGAGGATTTAAAGGAATGGTTAAAGTAAGAGCAGCAAGTTTATTATTGGTTGTTACAGACCATGATACCGGAGAATTTAATTACGTTGAATTCGAAAAAGTTTATGAATCATTGCACCCGGAGCAACAGAAATGGCTTCTCGAGCAATGGATTAAATCCTTGAATGTTGAAATGGAGCGCATTCAAGGTGATATTAACATGGCTCCAATTAGAATGTTTTGGGAGAAAAACAATGCCTGATATTAAAAAATACAAGTCTGTAGCAGTACCTATAGACACCTGGGAAAAACTCTGGGAGATTGCCCAGGATAATCACCGTTCGCCATCACAGCAAATTTCATTCTTTGTAGACCGGGCTAATTCCGGCACTACAAAAGATGAGCCTAAAGCGGCATGAAAAAAGGAGAAAGGAGAAATGGAGAATAAAGTTACCGATGACGATTTCTTTTCGTTATTAATGACTGTCACTCAGCAATGTGAGGGCATATCCGACTCACATAAAACAGTGATGTTGTTAAGGGCAGCTAGTGAACATGGCGGGGCAACACTTGGGATGGAAACTACCACTTACATTGTGAGTAAGTTATTGAATGTGATGTTGGGTTTCAAAAGTCAGCATACTGAATCGGCCTTTGGGGATTTAATCAAGTTTATTGATTCGATGGATGAATGTGATGAAATCCGGCACTAGCGTCCACTTTTCATCAGCCCGGTCGAACTGGTCTACCCCACAGGCATTCTTTGATGAATTAAATAAAGAATTTAATTTCACCCGGGATGTCTGTGCGGAACCCCATACCGCCAGGTGTGAGAGATTCTGGACCAGAGAAGACGATGCACTGTCCAAAGAATGGGAGGGGGTCTGCTATATGAACCCCCCCTATGGCCGTGAGATAACGAAATGGATCAAGAAAGCCTATGATTCATCCCGGTCGGGTGCGACTGTGGTTTGCCTGATTCCTTCCCGGACTGATACGAAATGGTGGCACCAGTATGTGATGCATGCTGACGAGATCCGTTTTATCCAGGGAAGGTTAAAGTTTGATGGACACAAGAACAGTGCACCTTTTCCGAGTGCAATTAGTGTTTTTAGAGGTAGAAAGTTTAAAAGATCCGCTGAAGAGGCTACCCGTTGGGCACTTCAGAATTGTAGTTAAATCTTACTTTCATATGAGTCAATAATTTTTTCCCTGTAATCCAAGAGGCTTTGTCCCCGGAGCATGGTTCTGTTAGATTTATCACAATATTTTTCCCTTCCCTTACTCCAGATGCTACGGTCTTTTTCTTTTGTACTAGGATCAATTGAATCATATTCAAATAACGATAATCCAATCTGTTTTACCCAGACATTTATATCGCGCATCCTGCTCACACCGCCCGGTTGAATTTTGACACACATAAATCCCATCAATTTCCAGAATTGGTTCGCAGCAATGTCTGAACCACATCGAAGTTGAATACCCGGTGACCCGGAAATCTGTGATAAATCCTCAAGCATTTTACATAAGGCAGCACCATACCAGTTTCCTCTCAAGTCGTATTCTATACATGCCTGATGAATTCTTAAATTCTGTGATGCGGTGAAACTACCGTGGTACAAGTACCCAGCCGCCTCGCCATTAACCAATGCCATGAGAATTCTGGACTTATTTATCTCCCGCTCAAATACTTGAGTAGGATAAAATGATAAATCTTCTGCGTTTTTTTTCTGCAAATAATCAATAAATTTTATTTCAGATATCTTCGCATACCTTATTTGAAGATCTTCTCTAGACCCCACAATTCACATCATCCATTCTGAAGTACCTAAGATCATTGTTAAAAGCACAATCAACATCAACAGGTCATGCTTGTTCACTTCACTCATACCCCTTTTCCTCCATATTTCAACTTTTCCAATAGCTCCATTAACCGGAGGACGATCTCTTCATCATCACCCCGCTCGGTGTCTATCTCGATTTCGACCTTTATCTTCATTAAACGATGCGGAACCCTATCCGCCTGATCGAACGAAGAATTTTATAACGCTCGGTGTCTATCGAACTCCAAAGCTCACTGATAACTAACGTCATCGGAACCTTGGCATCTGGCTCAAATACCAACGTCACACCTACCGGCCAACTGACCTCCGTGCGAGAACCCATTTCCATCCACGCATTGTAATCCTCGGACCTGGTATTCGTATCCAACGTATCATACTTACGACCTAGTATCGCAGATATCTCCGATATCAACATCAATAGGTCCTGACCCTCACTTAGCTCGTCAAGGGCATCTGCAAAATCTACCACTGTCGCCATATTATTCACCCCCCGCACAAATTGAACAAATGTCTACCTTTACATAGTACGGCTCCCACTGGTGTACCGTCCCATCATAAGAAGCCATGCCCGTCTGACCCATCTGCTTCGACCGTTGGGCGTATTGATGCCCTTTGTTGATCGTCGTCGCACACTCACTGCACGACCTCTCTTTCATCGACCGTCTAGTCTTCATACCTTTCTCCTTTCTCTAGAAAATTTACAATGTTCTTTCCCGCACTCGCAGAGAAAACCGATTTCCAACCGAAGCCGCCCTGTAAATCATGCGCGAACGCACATGAAGCCAGGAACATTTCTTCCGGGGCATGTCCGTGTCTGGATACACCCAACTCCCTTCGCAACACCCGCAGACAGGCGTTCCGCGCAGCGTGATAGCAGTTGCTGCTGTTTTCCTCGTAGCAGCAAGCTGCCCAGGTGGACTCCACCACCCTTTTAATAATCCCTGTCCTGTTTCTCATTTCTCATTTCTCCTATGCTTTAACCTAGTATATACACAGTTTATTATTTTTCTTCAGCGGCAACCTTGCCATACCTTTCTCTATATCTCCTTAAAACATTTGTCGTTGGGTTGGCACACAATCCCCAGAATCATATCTCTGGGTTTGTCCTTTTGGATACGGTTCAATCGGGTAATTTAAACTATCAAGTAATTCTCGTTTTTGTCGTTTATCGCCACAAAAATAAACGTATCGGTGTTTCCTTGGGCGTTCAACTTGCGGCTGTCCAGACGGCATATGCCGATTGTGAACATTGGTTAAATAACAATTTTCTGGATCAGTTCGTTTTGCACTCAATCCTGTGTATATAAAATTGGTGGCTTGATAAACATAACCTATATGGTTTTTAGCAGTATCCGCATAACTAACCACAATTTTAGGTGTTGGCAATAATTTCAACGAATGAGCTATCAGATAACTGGCTTCATTTTTATTGTTATTTTCTAAACAAAGTCGGTTCAATTCTAAAACATCATGCCGATATGCTTCGCCACAAATGCCTTCACATAAAGGTGGAGAAGCTGGCATCCCATAGGTAATCACGCCCGTTAAATCGTTATCAATGAACAAGCCAAATGAAAAACTAATAGACGGTATCCGTCGGGCATAATGTTTATACTTCAGCCAACTGTATGTCTCCCAGTGTTTTATTGATTTTACTTTCAATCATATCTCCTTTATATTCGCCCACAACCTTACTAATCCCAAAAAATCTCTCAACTCTACCTTCGCTTCATAACGGGTAGAATGCATCCTAGTGGTTTTTACCATGGCACCATCATGATATAACATGCCTTGCCACTTATAGAGGTGAGGCTGATCGCCCCACTCCCATCGCTTGAAGTCCATCGTCAAACTCATGATCGGCGCCCCTCTTCCCGACTCTCGTTGAACCTCTCCTGGACCCACCAGTAATAATATTCCTCGAGATTGATGAATAACGATTCCCGGAGCCGTACCCAATCTTCCAGCCTGTCGAACTCCGCAATGTCTACCATAAGCTCCATCGCCTGGAAATCATGGTTCTCATCCTTACTGAATAAACTCTCCCACGGCTCCTCGTCCTCCCTGGTCAACCGTACATACATTGCGAGCCTGTCCTTCTTCGATACCTCTTCCCACTCCATGTGACGCCTCGCAGCATCTGCAATTAAATCCTTCGATGTCTCCTCACTCATATCGCCTCCTTGATCTGCCTGTCTACCGCTTCAACATACCATTCGGCAATCGTCTCAATAGTCCAGCCAGTTCCTTGAGTCCAGCCTTCATTCCATAACCTAAAGTTATCTGGCTCATTCATCGCTAACCACAAACCACGCCTGAAACCACTGTTAAGATCTTTGCAACTTCCATTGAAACCCTCATCCTTTCCAATGAAAATATCCATCAGCGTCCGGTCATTGTTGCTTGCCGTTGACATAAGCGCTAACGCTCTTTTAATAGAATCCATTATATCGTACCCCCTACTTTAATCTCCTCTTCACTACACGACTGCTCCAAAAGAGCCAACGCCTCAACAAGATCCCTGTGCCACTCCACAGGAGGATCGTCAGATAAGGTGCGACGAATCGCCCCGGTTACCGTTTCATGCTCCTTGGGTGATAAAACAATATGAACTAAATGCTTCAAAATCTTTCTCCTTTCTAGAATTTTTGCTAGTATATCCTAAATAGATACATCCGACAACCATGGGACTAATATAGTTTGTCCCTATATAGGGGTCTCAGATCAAAAAAGGGTTTTGTTTTTGAAAAATGGACGTGTAAAAGTGAGAAAGTGGGACGAAAGTACTGGGAAGTGAGATAAGTGATTGAATATAATAGTGAAAGAGCATTGTCATCCGTCCCATACCTCGTCCCGCCTCGTCCCGAAACATGGTTCACCGTCCCAGGTACGAAAGCAAATTCTGTCCGGCGCATGCGATCCCCCTAAAAAATATTTTCCGTTTTAAACCTGAAAACCCTATATAGTGAGACAAAAATGAAGAAAACTAAATCCGATTACTTTAAAAAAAGAGTGGATAGAGTGTCTGAAGAAATAGAAGAAACTTATGGTAGGAAGCTGACCAATCGCCAGAAAGAGTTCGCCGCACACTATGTAGATGGAACCCACTCAAATGCCGAGTGTGCTCGACTTGCAGGGTACTCCGATAAAGACGGCAAGGCACGTAACAGGGCATATGCCCTACTGAATGCGGAAGATTTCCCACACCTGGCAGAATATATTAAAGAACTTCGAGAAGACCGGGAGAAGAAATATGGCGTTACCTTGATGGGACAATTGAAAAGGTTCCGGGATTTGTCCCTGAATGCTGAGGAAAAAGATCAATTCTCTGCTGCGGTTAACGCTGAGAAAATCAGATCGTCCCTGGGTGGATTGACAATTGACCGAAGAGAAACTAACCACTATCACGCAATCGAAAACATGTCTCGAGATGAGATAGAGAAGCGGCTGGAAGAACTGAGGACTAATCACCCAACTGCCTTTGATGGCGAATACGAGGTAATCAATGAGTCAGAAGCCGGAGAGCCTGTTTTGGAACAACTTGAAGAAATCCCTACCGAAAAAGTGGCACATATCGAGGATTGAAAACCGTTTTGGAGGAGGTATCCCTGACGTATATATCTGTGCTGATGGAAAACCGTTCTGGTTAGAACTAAAAGTTACAAAAAATCACAGAGTTTCTATCTCATCCCATCAAATCGCTTGGCATTTCGCACATTCTCAATCAAATGGAGTCTCTTTCTTCCTTGTTAAGACCCTCTTAGCCCCTACCCTATATTTGTTTGACGGGGTTCATGGTCGGGAGTTACTGGACCAGGGTCTTCGGGTCGGGATTCGGGGACCGGGTTCGGGGACCGGGGTTCAGGATTCGGGGTTCCCGGTCGGGGATTCGGGTTCGGGTTCGGGGACTGATGATTCGGGTTCGGGGATTTCGGGTCGGGATTCGGGGGCTGATGATTCGGGTTCGGGGTTTGGGTTGGTGGTTCCGTGTGCCTGGGCAGGTGATGATTATGCCGGGTTGGTAGAGTTCCTGGTCCAGGATAAAAAAGTCCCCGGCGCGATGCCGGGGAAAAAACATGAACAGAGGAGATCATGAGATTTTCAGAATATCACATTTATAGTAATTGAGTAAGTTTATTTTTGAAAATCTGCACCGATGCCAGATCGTTATCCAGAACCGCACATGCGATCTTTTCAATTAGATTGTGAATTTTTGAAGATCTATCGAATTTCTGATCGAATTCTTTCAGATCTTCACCGTCTAAAAATTCGCGTTCATTAAGATAATTTTTTTCTATTGAGTCACTTTGAAAACTTAATTCTTCATAAATAAAATCATCAACTGATACCACACCAGAAATATCGGTGACATCATTGAAAGTGAGATTTTCTAACAGGGATATAAAAATATCCTGATCGTATGATTTTGAATCATCATCCTGGAATGCCCAAATATAATTTTCTAAAAACTCTCTATAATGCCCACATCTATCTTCTAGATCGTGAATGTCAAAAGCGTTTTTGATATCTAATACAGTAATGGGGGAATCGTTTCCCTCTTCTTTTCTCGCATACTGCGCATTTTCAACCCACGACTCTATCGCGTTAAGTAATCCCGATTTATGTTCATCTACTGAAAACATTGTTTTTTCCTCGATTAATTGTTGTATTCCCATAATATCCCATGTAAAATGATATTTCAACAATTGATTAGAGGTAATCGAAAATGACTAATTGCACTATTTGCACACTGAAAAGAGCGCAAGAAATATCCGGCAAGTTAACGATCAAGAACAAAAAAATGCCTGGATCGGCATTTCCTACCAGTACCGAAAAATGCGGCGTTGGTAGCGCTTTAAAATTGGTTCCCGGTAGTGTTTGCGCCGAATGTTATGCGGCGAGAGCCGAGAATTTTCGGCCAAATGTCGCACAGGGATATATGAAAAATTGGGTTAAAACCGAAACAATGGTTAACGAAAATATGGATCTGTGGTGCGAGGGTATCGTGTACCAGATATATCACTTTTTCAAAAAAACGAATGTTCCATTTCATCGATGGTTCGATAGTGGTGATCTGTATAGTGTCGAGTGGTTGATCGCTATTGCCAGGGTCGCAAGGTTAACGCCAGACATTATGCATTGGTTACCAACAAAAGAAAAAGGAATCGTTTTAGAATTTAAGAAAAATCATAGAGTACCGAAAAATTTGATCATCCGTCCATCGGGTGCAATGATCGACGGCAAACCATTAAAGGGATTCAAGAACACTAGCACCGTTCATAAAAATAAAGATCCGCATGGTCAACAATGTATCGCGGAATTTCAAGATGGACATTGTCGTGATTGTCGCGCTTGCTGGAATCCTAAGATAAAAAACATTAGTTACCACAAACACTAATCGCGGCGCTGCAAATTGTTGGTCTTACTTTAACAGGTAAGTCGCAACGTCGCGTAAAGATCCCAATTCGGGATCTTCACCTGAACCGGGAAAATACCTCTTCCTGGTTCGGGTTTTTTTTGTCCGGTGGTTCGGGTTCGGGTTCGGGTTCCGGGTTCCGGGTTCCGGGGATTCGGGTTCGGGTTCCGGGGATTCGGGGATTCGGGTTATTAAATCTTGTGCGCCCAGGCCTGTTAGGTAGCGGGGTTAGGACACCTGGAGTATTCCAGGTATATCGACCTGGTCGATTCCGGGATAAAAAGTTGTATATCCTTCCATAATTATTCTTCCCCTGTTTGATATTACTGTTGAAATCCCACTATTTACCATGTAAAATTGGATCTCAACAAATTTATTAGAGGTAATAAAAATGACAAAAGCACCTAAAATGACTTTCGAAAAGTTAGAGCAAAACGTAGTTGATACTGTACTGGCGGATCTTGAAAATGGCGAATTATCAGTATGGAAAAAAGAATGGCTTTCAGGCGGATTGCCAAAAAACTATTTTGAAGATCGAGAGTACAATGGAGGTAATGTTCTTATTCTTTTAATGGAGAGAATGAGAAAAGGCTACAAAACTAATTTGTGGGTTACCGCACCGGCGCTCATTAAAAATAATAATTCATGGGAAAAAGGATCCAAGGCTACTTATATTACTAAGCCTTTAGTAGGAAAAGACAAAGAAACCGGCGAAAAAGAGTTTAAAGGATGGGGATGTCAAGCAGTGTTTAATATCGATCAAACAGATATTGAGCTTCCCGAAATAGTGCAAACGCCACAAGGTGAAACTAACGAACAGGCCGAAAAGATAATTGATCAAATGAGCAAGGAAGTAACAACTACTTATTTTGGTGATCAAGCGTTTTATAATCGAATGTCCGATAAGGTAACTCTACCCGAAAATTTTAAAACTATGAGCGGTAAGTACTCTACCGCTTTTCATGAATATGGCCATAGCACCATGCATAAAAGTAGATTAGATCGAGAGGCTAATGGGAAATTTGGATCCCCAGAATATGCTAGAGAAGAATTGATCGCGGAAATGGCATCAGCTTTTTTGTGTGCTCATACTCAAGTAAAAGGAAAGTTACAGCATAGTGAATATATTGATCATTGGATCAAGTTA